ACTATTTAAGCAAGTTTATTGAATTTCAATATGGTTTACCACTTAATCCATCAGTTAGAGTTCATGCTTCAGTGATTAAACTCTTGAGTAAATATAACATAGACTTAGATAAGTCTTTCATAAGACTTAAGGACAAAGATAAAGATATAGATAAGGTTAAAGATATAAAACAAAGACAATCAGATTTTTCTAAAAGAGTNGAAAATGANATTNCTGATATGAANGTTGCAGCTAAAGATATTCAGGATTTTATATCATACTGGAGTGAGCATAATGATGGTGGAAGGGTAATGAGGTTTGAACAACAAAGCATATTTGCTGTTAAAAGGAGAATGCAAACATGGATTTCCAACTCAAAGAAATTTCAGAGTACATTTCAACCATCTAATGAAGATATAGAAGCAAGAGAATTGCAAGTTGAGAAGGAATATCAGAACCAAAAGAAAAGACTAATGGAAGCAGATGCTAATGTAGCAACTGATGATGATAAAAAGAAAGCATTGGGGATAAAATGAAAAAGGATAAAATACAAGAAAAGCCAAATATTTTTTTAAGAAGATTTAAGAATGACAATGATAATGAATTCTGTATAGATTCATTTTCAAAGGAAAGGGAATTTTTGTTATGCTTAATAGGACAAGAAAGACCACTTATAAATGGAAAAAGAAGGGAATATAGAAATATCCCTACTGGAGAAATAGCTGAATATTGTGGTTTAGAAGGTGGTTATAATTTACTTTTAAATCAGTATATATATTTAGAGAAATGGGATTATGCTTTTGTTGATTGGAAACATGAATATGAACATTTTTATAATATTGATAGAGAGTGTTAAAGGATTAAAAATAAATTAAAGGATGATTGGAAGGTGCATTTACACACCCATATCCCTGTGGGTGATGTTTCTCTCTACTCACACTATGCACCTTCCATTAATTAAGGAATAAAATGAAAATATTAGAATTGTTTGCAGGATCAAGAAGTTTTAGTAAGGTTGCTGAAGAATTAGGACATAAAACTTATACTACTGATATTGAAACTTTTGATAAAATTGATAGAGTATGTGATATATTTGATTTTGTTAGGGAAAGTAGTATAGATCAGATGCTTGATGAGTTTGGTACACCTGATATTATATGGGCAAGTCCACCTTGTACATATTTTTCAGTAGCATCAATAGGACATCATTGGAATAAAGACCATACTCCAAAAACTAAAGAAGCTGTTTTAGGTGTGAAAATAGTTTATGAAACTATAAAATTAATACACAGACTAAAACCAAAATATTGGTATATAGAAAATCCAAGAGGTAAGCTAAGAAAATTAAAAGTTATGAATTGTAATTTTAATCTTTTACTTCCAACACACACAAGAGATACAATTTGCTATTGTCAATATGGTGAAGATAGAATGAAACCAACAGATATTTGGACAAATGATTTTAATTGGATTCCAAGAAAAATGTGTTTTAATGGTAATAGGGATTGCCATCATCAACCTGCACCAAGAGGAAGTCAAACTGGTACACAAGGTTTAAAGGGTAATTATTTAAGAAGTATAGTACCTGAACAATTATGCAGAGAAATATTAGAGGGAATAAAATGAAATATATAAAGATAACAGGTAATCCAATAGCACAGAAAAGACATAGATTTGCAAGAGGGTTTGTTTATGATCCAAGTAGCAAGGATAAGAAGCAGGTAATATACCAAGTAGTAGAACAATTTAAAGAAAAGCCAATGGAAGGTCCAGTATATATTGACTTCACCTTTGTTTGTAAGAGACCAAAAGCAGATTTCAGAAGTGGAAAGTTTGCAAAGATATTAAAACATACTGCTCCAGAGTTCATGGTTAAGAAGCCTGATATAGATAATCAAATTAAATTCTATATGGATTGCATGAATAAGATATGTTATTTAGATGATGCTCAAGTGTATTCAATGGTTGCAAAGAAAAGATATGTAGAAGAAGATCAAGAACCTTGTGTTGAGATACTCCTGGAAGAAGTAGGTGAATAAGATGAATGTATTAAGTTTATTTAATGGAATGAGTACAGGACATACTGCACTTGATAATGTAGGAATAAAGGTTGATAAGTATTATTCTTCAGAAATCAAACCTGCTGCAATAAAATTAACACAACATCATTATCCTGATACAATACAATTAGGAGATATAAATAATTGGGAAGATTGGGATATAGATTGGGCATCAATAGATATGGTTTTAAGTGGTAGTCCATGTCAAGACTTATCAATAGCAGGTAAAAGGAAAGGTTTAGAAGGTGAAAAAAGTAGTTTGTTTTGGGTGTTTGTAGAAATTTTTAGAACAATTCAAAAAATAAATCCTTATGTATTATTTCTTCAAGAAAATGTAGGTTCTGCTCCTAAGTCTGATGTGGGTATAATGAGTAGAGCATTAGGTGTATATCCTGTTAGAATCAATTCTAAATTAGTTACTGCTCAAATGAGAGATAGATATTATTGGAGTAATATTAGAACAACAGTTGATGGGTTATTTGGTGATTTAGTAACAGATATACCACAACCTAAAGATAGAAAAATTAAATTTAAAGACATAATAACAAAAGGCTACACAGATAGAAAAAAAGCAAGGCCTATCTTAGAGAGTGAAGAAAGACCACTAAAAGACAAAAAAAAATTATTAAAAAGATATAAAGATTTTGGTATGATAAATATAGTCTTTGAAAAAGAAGAATTTATATTTAAATATATAAATAAAAATGGATATAAGAGTTTAAAAAAGAATAGTATTATTAATCTTAAAAAAAATAAAGAATATAGAAGAATATATGATGATAAATCAACAGCATTGTTAGAAGCAAATGATCCCTTGTATGTAAATGATAATTTAGAATTAAGGATTTTAAATCAAATAGAATTAGAAAGATTACAAGGATTTCCAGATGGCTGGACTTCAATACTTACAAGAAATAGAGCTGCAAGTCTATTAGGAGATGGTTGGACTTTACCTATAATAGAACATATCTTTAGTTTTATAAAAAGATGAACAATGATATTAAACAAGAATTAGGATTTGTATATATAGTAAATGGAAAGAGGTTTGTTACTAAAAAAGAAGCAGTTAAGTACAAGAAAAGCCTTAATAAACAATATTTTAACTTCTTTAATTAATTTATTAGGTTATATTACAATACTACTATATGGCTAAAAATACACAAAATAAAGATTCTGATAGTACAATAAGTACACTTTCTGATAAAAAAGAAAAGTTCTTGCAGATACTGGAACTTAATTCAGGTAATGTCTCTGTATCATGTAAGAAATCCAACATTGGAAGACAAACTTACTATCAATGGAGAGAAGCAGATCAGGAGTTTGCTGATGCTTGTGTAGATGTTAAAGAAGGTTTATTAGATTTTGCTGAATCACAATTACAAGGACTTATAAAAGAAAATAATGTTATAGCTACTATATTCTTCTTGAAGTGTAAAGGTAAGAAAAGAGGATATACAGAGAAGCAGGAATTAGAATTAGTTAGAAATATAGATGATATAAAGTTTGATGAGTTATAATTTAACTCTACATAAGAAAGATTACTTTCCACACCAATGGAAATTTCTAACATCAAAGAAGCCTGTTACAGGATTAATTTCTGGCTTTGGAAGTGGAAAAACATTTGTTTTCACAAGAAGAATTTTTATTAGCCACATAGTAAAAAAGAATAATAAAGGTGTGTCTAATGGCTGGGTAATATATCCTACTTATGATTTAGCAGAAGAATTGTTTGTTAATCCATTTAAAGAACTACTTGAAGCTAAAGGTATCTATTATGAATACAATATTAGTAAGCATAGGTTTATAACACCTTATGGAACTATTAAGATATATCAGTTACAGAAGCCACAAAGAATTATTGGAGCAGAATTAACATATATAGGATTTGATGAGTTTGATGTAGAATCATATAAGAATTGTGATATAGCATTTAAGAAAGCTATTGGTAGAATGAGAGGATCAGAAGATTGTCAGATGTATATTGTATCTACTCCTGAAGGTTATCATTATTGCCATAAGATATTTGTAGAAGATGATAATGATGATAGATTATTAATACATGGTAAGACTAAAGACAATAAATACTTACCTAAGAACTATATTAAACTGCTTGAAAGCAACTATGATGAGAAGATGCTACAAGCATATATGGATGGACAATTTGTTAATTTAAGTAGAGGAGCAACTTATTATGCTTTCAATAGAGAACAGCACACAGGTGAAGTATCCTACAATCCTAACTTACCACTTAGAATATGTTTTGACTGGAATGTGGACCCCTTATGTTGCTGCATTTTCCAAATATACACACAAAAGCCACAAATTAGAGTGGTCAAAGAAATTGCCTTATACCATAGAGGTGAAGGGGATTTAATGACACAAAGAATGTGTGATGAGGTTAAAAGATTGTATCCTGGACAAACTTATTATGGGTATCCAGATGCAACTGGTCAAAGTAGGCATTCATCCAGTTCACATAGTGATATTTCAATAGTAAGAAAAAATTCTATAAGGGTAATGGTAAAGCATATTAATCCAAGAGTTGTTAATAGAGTTAATGCAGTTAATAACAACTTATCTAAGGGCAATATACTAATAGATAAGTCTTGTAAGATGTTGATTGGGGATATGGAAAAGGTTACAAACAAAGAAGGAACAAGAGATATAGATAAGAGCAACAAAGAACTTACACACATGTCTGATGCTTTTGGATATGGTGTAGAGTGGGAATTTCCAGTAGTTAAACCATTAATAGGAACTCAAGATAGATAACAGGAGAACAATATGATTCCAGAAACAGGTAAGTTAGCAGTATTATATTCAAAATTTGATGTACAGCAACAGAGAAAGAACAAGTGGAAGCAAAGAAGATATGAAGCATTAGATTACTATAAAGGAAATACTGCTGATTATATAGGTAAATACTTTAGTGAATCCACACTATCTAAAGTACCTATTCCTAATGTTAATATTACTAAAAGGGTTATAGACAGAGTATCTCTTGTTTATATGACACCACCAATAAGAACTTATACCAATGAAGATACTCCTGATTATTTTACAGGTAAGGATTTGAAAATGCAGAGGGTAGAGAGGATGTGTAACCTTTTAGATGGTGTCTTGCTCAAACCTTGTTGGAGAATTAAAGATGGTACTGGTTCTATTGAGTATGATATTATTATGGACTATGAACCATTGTTTGATACTGATCCTTTAACACCTTATGCAATAGTATATCCAATAGCACAGAAAGCAAGTGTATTAGATACAACACCAGAACAATTTGTTTATTGGGATGCAGAGAATACATTTGTATTTGATTCATTAGGAAAGAAATATACATCAGATGATAATCCTGATATGGTTAATCCTTATGGTGTATTACCATTCATTGAATGTTTTAGAGATGGTAAGCCTGAAACAGATTACTTAGATACTAATGCTTCTCCAGATTTAATACAGACTAATCTTACTATAAATTGTGCTGAATTAAATAAGGCAGCTAATATACAATTTCAATCATTTGGTTTCATGTATGTTAATGGTTCAGGCATAGAAAAAAATGATATTCAGGTTGGACAAGATAAGATAAATTTTTTAGGTGTTGATGGTGCTATTAGTATTGTTTCACCACCTAATTCAGTACCTGCTTTAGATGCTGCAATAAAATCATCTTATATGATGTTAGCACAGAACTATGGTTTATCATCATCATTTGTTGAAGCTACTACTCCTGCTTCAGGAGTTGCATTAAAGATGAGAAACTTGGAACTAACAGATAATAGAAAGTCAGATGTTGTTAGATGGAGAGATATAGAGTATAAGTTATTTGAATTAGAAAGATTAATGGTAGCAGTAGAACAAGGTAGAGATACAGGTGATTTAGAAGATGTAGATTTTAGTGAATCAGTTGATGTATTATCAGACCAGGAACAAAGAGATAAATGGGAATGGGAATTAGGTAAAGGACTTATTGATTTAGCAGATGTATTAATGCAACAGAATCCTGATTTAGATAGAGCAGAAGCAGAAGCATACTTAGCTGAAAGAACTAAGAAGCCTGAAGTTAAAGAAGCTAATTCATTGTTATCAATACTACAACAACCTACTACTGAGTAATGGCTATTCAAAAAACAATAGATAAAACATCTAATAAAATATCATCAATGTATATCAATGGTATAACAGATATAGTAGATCAATTATTAAAAGTAAAAGAAGGTATAAGCAATAAAGACTTTGCAACCACTTTATTAGGTTTGAATATGGAAGAAGTAGTTAAATCAAAATTATCTAATATAAACAAAGAATATGTGAAGGCTCATGTTGAGGTATTAAAAGATATAAAACCACAGGTTAATGATGACTGAAGAAGAAATACAACTACTTATAGCTATGGATTCACAGGTATGGGAAGCATATCTTCCATATCTTGCTGCTCAAATGCAACAGCAATTATCATTAGGTGTATTTACTGGACTAACCAGAGAACAAATAATAGCTAATATAGAATCAGCAGCACTATCTGCTTCACAAGTAGAAACATTAGTTACAACATCATTAAATAATTACTCAAGGTCAGTAACAAGGTCTATGATGGATGAAGAACCTGATGATACTCTATATCAATACATTGGACCAATAGATGGTAAAACAAGAGATATATGTTTGCTTATGGGTTCATCTCCACCAATAACATCAGAACAAATTGAAAGAGAATTTGGTTCAAGTGTTTTATCATTTGGAGGTGGATATAATTGCAGACATAAATGGCAATCAATATCAAGGATAAAAATGAGTAAGAGTTTTTATAATCCAAAGAAAGCAGAGGAATTATCAAGTGGCAATAACTAAGCTATCACATAAACCTTTCTGGGATAGGGTAGGTAAAGAAGCAAGAGATATGATCAAAGCAATTATCTTTGATAAAGGTAAGAATGTTCATGGTGGTCAATGGCTTGATGGTAAGTATTCAAAGTCTTATGGTGCTAAGAAGGCAGCTAATAAATTTAAAAGACAATCTTCAACAAAGATTGCACCAGTATTAACAGGAGATTTAGTAAATGATTTAGGTTCATTTGTAAAAGCAAATCCAAATGGATTCCAAACAGGGTTTCCAACTTATGGTAATATAGTGCAAGGGTTAAGAAAAAGATTTGGGAAGAAGGGTACAATCACATCAGAGGATAGACCAATGCCTATTGCAGTATTAAAATATGTAGCAAGAGAATACCACAAACACATTAAAAGAAATCAAAAATATATAACAAGATTTCATAAGATTGGTAAAAAATAAATATTGTTTAAAAGATTTACTAAATTATATTATAAATAGAAATTTTCAATTAATACTCAACAAACAGAGGTAAAAAATGTCAGAAGAAAATGTAGTAACTCAAACCCCTGAAGAACCACAGGCTAACAATCCCAGCACACAAGCTGATAATAAAAATGTTCCTTATGATAGATTTGCAGAAGTTAACTCAGCAAAGAATGATTTAGCAGGACAGGTTGGTAAACTCCAGGCACAGATTGATAAAATGAATCAGACATCTAAACAACAACAAGAGAATAAAATGATAGAAGATGGTAAGCTAAAAGAAGCTCTTGATATTGTTTCTAAAGAAAGAGATACATTTAAAGGACAATCTGAACAATGGAATACTTATCAAACTGATAAAAGAGAATCATTAATGTCTAAGATTACTGATGATACAGATAGATCAATAGCTGAAGGTTTGAGTGATTTGAATAAACTTGAAACTTATGTAAGCAAAGTTACTAATGTTAATGCTCCATCAACATCTACTGCAAGAGCAACAACAGGTTCAGCAGGTGAAATGGGTGGTTATTCTTCATGGCAGGAATTTGCTATGAAAGACCCTAAAGGTGCTGAAGCAGCAATACAAGATAGTACACAAGGCTTCATTAAATAATTTTAACTTAGGAGAAATAATAAGATGGCAAATACAGATGTAGGAATAGCAGCAGGTGGTTTAGGAAAGACTATTGCAGCAGCTATTGTTCAATTTAATAAGGCTTCTGTGTGTCCAGGCACTATGTCAATGGCACCAGCAGTTCCAGGTTCAAATACAGTACAATTTCCTGTATATACTAAATTAGGTGCTTCAGATGTTACTAATGAAGCAACAGGAGATGAAGATACTGAAGTAGCAGCAACAAGTATTACAACAGCAGCTACAAGTGTTGAAGTATTAAGAAATCATATCAATGCAAGAGTTACAGACCTTGCTTCTTATGGTAACAATGATGCTTTAATGGTTAATGCAGGTCAAGTATTAGGTAATGCAGTAGCAACAGAGTTTGATGCTAATGTATGTGCTTTATTTGATGGTTTTGCAACAGAAAAAGGTACTGATGATTCTTTAAGGTTCATTGATATTATGGATGCAGTAGCTTCTTTGGAAACTAATGATGCTCCAAGACCTTATAGTGCAGTATTACACCCACAGCAAATGTATGGTTCATTTGGTTTATCTAATGAATTAGCATTAACTGCAACATCTTCAAGTGTTGGTGCTTTTGCACATGGTGGTGCTTCATCAATAGGTGAGCAGTTCTATGGTCCAGGCTTTGTAACAAACTTAGCTGGAATTGCTTTCTATACTTCACCACAAGTAATTGATGGTGCTACTGGAAGAAAAAAAGGTGCTATATATGCTAAGACTGCTTTAGGTGCAGGGTACATTGATTTTGGTGCAGGTAATTTTATACAAATTGCTTCTGAAAGAAATGAACTTGGTGCTTCTACTAATTTAGTAGCTAATGGCTATTGGGCTGTTAGTGAGTTAGTTGATTTACATGGTGTAGAAATACATACAGAAATAGCTTAATAGATATTTCTTAATAAATAAGGGTGGTGTAAAAGCCACCCTTATACAATCATATGAAAAGTATAATTAAAAAATCAAAGCCTAAAAAAGATATAGGTAATTTAAACAATAAAAAATTTGGATGTGAACTTGATCCTACTAATAAACTATGTTTAGCAGAGGATAAAGACAAAGGACAACAAGCATATTATAAAGGTTCTAAGATGAAATACTTAGACTATATGCAAGAGGTAAGTGATAGAATTGATAGAAGAAAAAAAGGCAAAGGTTCTGATAATCTTGGTTTTTTTGGTGGTATAGATTTTGATAAAAATGGAAACATTATAAGATAACTCAAGGAGATTGCAATGTCTGGTGATAAAAAAGAAGTAGTTAAAAAAGAAGTTAAAAAACAATTAAAGAAGCTGAAAATTACTAAACCTAATGGTAGAGTAATATATAGGGATTATATAGAAGGTTTAGACAAATCTTATAAGAAAAAAGGTTGGAAAGTGGAGGGTATTTAATATGGGTTCTTATGGTAAAAGTGATTTCAAAGTAATAAGAGTAACACCAACATTAAGTACTGATACTTATGCAGCAGGTGATGTTTTGTTTGCTACAACAGAAATACCAAATGCAGTTTTAGGATTGGGAGGAACTTCTAAGTTAATAGGAATATCTATTTTTAATGAAGATAATGCTGCTAATGATATGGATATAGTATTTATGCAGGTAGATAAAGACTTAGGAACAATTAATGCTGCTGTTGGAAGTGGTTCTTTGTGGACTAATGCATTAGCAAAAGCAGCAAAAGTACTTGGATTTGTTTCAATAGATTGGTCAGATAATGTTGCTTCCTTAACAAACAATCAAGTTCATACATCAAGAAATGGTGATGCAGATGGTAATGGAGAAGGTTTACCATTTTTACTACAAGCTGAAAGTGATTCAACAAGTGTTTACTTTGCAGCAATTTCAGGAGGAACACCAACAACAGCAGCAGATGATTATGAATTTATATTTCATATTGAATACAAATAATGTCTTTAATAGAAGAAATTAAAAGACATGAAGGTTATTCTAAGAAGGTGTACAAAGACACACTTGGATATGACACAATAGGAATAGGATTCCTTGTATCTGCTTTAGAATTAGATGAAGATGTATGTGATACAATACTACAAAGAAGATTAATATCTAATGAAAGAGTATTACAAAACAAACTTCAATGGTACAAGGATCAACCACAATTAGTAAAGAACATACTTCAGAATATGTATTATCAGCTTGGTAACAAACTATTTGACTTTATTAAAACACTACATTATATAGAAAATTGTAAATACAGAGCAGGAGCAATAGAGATGCTTGATAGTTTATGGGCAAAACAAACTCCTAATAGAGCAAAAGAATTAAGTAAAACATTATCAGAGATAGATGAATAAACAAGACACAGAATTAGTATTGACACACCTGGAATACATCAAGGACAAAGTTGATGCTAATTTTAATCATCTACAAAAATTAAATGGTAGAGTAAGGAATAATGAGGTTACACTATCTTGGATTAAAGGGATTGGGTCAGGTATTACTTTTATAGTCTCTTGTATCTTGGGTTATATTATAAAGGAATAATATATGGATTTAGTTTGTCCTAACTGCTTCTCATCTCAGCTTACAAAAGAGGGATGGGATAAAGATAGACAAAGGTATGGTTGCAAAAAATGTTATTATAAAACCATACATCCACTTCAACCTGATGATGTAGAAATTATTCAATCCAATGTAAGACTTGCTAAACAAAAGCAATCAATCCAAGATTTAAATAGAATAGAAAGAAAGACTTTCAGGGAATATGCAAGAGTAGAAAATGCAATAGCAGAATATACTAAGCACCTGAAAGAGATTTTTGACAAATATAAATTAAATACACTTACTAAATCACACAAGCAAACAACTAAGGCTGTTGGTGTAATTCAATTTTCAGATGTTCATATGAATGAATTGATTGATTTAGAGCATAATAAGTATGACTTTACTATTGCATCCAAAAGATGTAAATACTTTGTTAAAAGGGCTATTATGTACTTTAAATCACAATCTATAACAAATGTATTGCTTGTACAATCAGGTGATTTACTAAATAGTGATAGAAGATTAGATGAGCTACTATCTATGGCTACTAATAGAACTAAAGCTACATTCTTAGCAGTAGATATATTCCAACAAGTAATTCTGGAACTAAATGAACATTTTAATGTATCAGTTGCATCAGTTACTGGAAATGAATCAAGAGTTAAGGATAACTGGGGATGGAGTACAATGTTAGCTTCTGATAATTATGATTATACTATCTTCCAAACATTAAGGTATTTATTTAAGAGTAGTAATATTAATTTTATTGATGGTGATCCTACTGAAGTAGTAGTTGAGGTAGCAGGACAAAACTTACTGATATTGCATGGTAATG